AGGCATCGTAACTAGCCGCACCAGAAGTTGCTTGTAATGGCATGGTTTAAGCCTTAAATTGTGTGTTGCTTGCCAAGACTGTGAAAGTCGCACTACCTGTCTTGATAATCAAATAACGATAGCTATCGATGCCACTAGCATTACCAGCAGTAGGCGCACCACCTAACCACCTAGTAGTCACTCCTGATGTAGTGCCATCCACTTGAACAGCAGAGTTGTAGTAAGCAGTAGAGCCTTGAGTAACCAAGAAGGCCACAGTCATTGATTGACCCGTACTCATCAAAGTATTCAATGAAGTACCGCTAGAGCCTCTGAAGTTAACTGTCCAGTTAGCACTTGCGTTACTTGTGTAGTACAGAACAGACTGAGTTGTGATGTCGTAGTTAATCGTGCCTGTAGCCGCAGTAGCTGATACTGTAGCCACCTCTGCCGCATCGTTTAGGACAATCGCTGTTTTGCTACTAGAGCCAGTAAATGTATTGGTTCCCGTAAAGGTTTGATCTGATGCAAGCGCAACATCACTAGGAGCCGCAAAACCCAATGTTCCAGATCCATTTGTCTTTAGAACATAGTTGGCAGTTGAATCAGCAGTAGGCAATGTAAAGGCAGTAACAAAGCTTTGCAAGTTTGCGTCATAAGCCAATACATCTGTACCGATTGCCAAACCAAGAGCAGTTCGTGCTGCTGATGCGGTAGCACCACCTGTACCACCTTTGGTAACTTTGAGCACTGGACCAGCATCAAACAACGCATCAATAGAGTCCAGATCAGTATTGATCTTAGTCCCCCATGTGTCTGTGGATGCGCCAACTTCTGGCTTAGTTAAGCCTAGGTTTGTGGTGGTTGTATCTGCCATGTTTTACCCCTAATAGTCTGAACTTTATACAGAAACTTTTGTCCACGTTTCGGACACATCTGGTTCTGTTTCCCATTTCTTTCTAGCATTAATTACAACGCTAGAAGTATCAATAATTGCTGCCTGAAAATGCACAATGCGGTTATATTGAATATTCAAGGCACTTGTGTCAACAATATTCACATTACCAACCGCATCCAATCCACCTGCAGCAGTCATTACAGATGTGTCAACAATTACAACACCTGCATTCGCAATCTTAACTGCACCTATAGCTACTGTGCTAGTTGAGCTTATCTCAAACTGAGCATCTTTAATCTTCTGACCAGCAACAACTACAGTAGAGGCAGAGACAATTGCAAGCGCACCTAAGTACGCTCCATAGGAGTATCTACCCCCACTATAATCGCCACGCCCGTAAGCAGCCATATTAGCTCAATGTAATAGTCAAGCTAGATGCAGGAATGCGGAAGATGTCGCCATCATTAATTGCTTTTGCAGTAGTTAATGGAGCCCATGCAAGCAAAGTTCCACCAGTTGAAGCAGTATAAATACCTGCCCAACCAATTGTTCCCCAATTCCCACCAGAGGCTGCGGCAAACTCAATTGCGGCAGCGTTAGTGAAAGTAGTTGCAGTACCGCTACCAGAAATTGTTCCAGCAGATACACGGGCATAACCATTACCAGTTACTTCTGTGCCACCACCAGTATCACTAGGAGCAGCAGTAAACAATCCTACAAACCATGCGGTAGGACGAGTAACAGCACCTGTATTAAACAAGTACGTTAGTGCAAGATTTTCTGTGTAGTCTGTAAATGATGACATTTTTTATCCCAAAGTACGGGCACGAACAAGTGGAGTTGAAGAAACAGAAGCCCTTTCATCTGCTACCTCAATGTCGCCCAAGGAGTTGACATACATCTGACTCCATACTGGTAGACGTTCATCGTCTTTCAAATATGGTGTAGCCTCTATTAGCGCACCATATAGGTACAAGTCTGGGGCATAAGCTAAAAGCCAGTTGCTTGTGTTTGAATCACTCAACGCAGGAATCTTAGCATAATATGTAAGTTCTGCGCTATATGTTGTATCTGGAGTAGGAATAAATTCTAACTGAGAGCCAGTAATTGTGTAATAAACTGGTGTTCCAACAGTAGTATATCTAGTAGCCTTTAATTCATCCCCTTGAGCCTCAGTTACAAACTTAAGCCTTGTTATGGGATTTGTGTTGAGTTGAAACTCTTTGGCCTCTAGCCAATCAGCAGGGTAGGCAAAAAATGCAGTTTCAATTTGACCTTCAGCCCTAGTAACCATTTGCCTAACACGCAACTTGCGGTTAAATTTGGCTTCTGCAATAGTGATAAAGCTAGGAATAATAGCCGTCAGGTCATCCCGATTGAGATAATCCGCTATTGTTGCTTTAAGCCCTGCAAAAGTATTAAGTGCCATTTTCTACATCCCTACACATTAATGTGTGTTCATGTTTGTATTCAAATGTGCCAATATGGTGGATCTCTTTAGAAAGATCCTGGTCAACATAAGTTTTATGCCCATTCTGAGCAGCTCTACGGCAAAACCATACATCTTCACCAATATAGTCTTCCGCAGCGGGAACCCAAGGGATAGCAAACCAAGGATATTCCATAGATTTGTAGACTTCGGATTTAACGAGCATTACACCCATTCCGCAGTAGTCTACTTCAACAAGTCCAGTTGAATCGTCCTCAGTATATACCCGATTGATAAAAGTTGCATCCATATCTGGGGTATTTTTTTTCACCGCAATCGGCTCGGTAGGAAATCTACGCTTGGCATAGTTTCCACAGACAATACCCGTATCGTGTTTTAACAAGCGAATGATAGAATCTTTTGGAAACCGCATATCGCTATCTAGCCACAGGGTATGGGTACACTCAGCCTCAATAGCATCCCTAGCCAAATCCTGACGTTGTGCTGACAACAATGTGCCAGAGCTAGTGTAGATCACTACTTTGTGATTTGTTGTACCTACAGTAAATCCAACCAACCTAGCCAAATCAAAGGCAAATCCAGAATTAACAAAGTCCCGTGTTGGGACTAATATCCCAATGGTCTTACTATCCATTAAACTTCTCCAGGTCTTGTGCGAAATGCACGATTATCAGGGTCATTGAGCCAACGCTTCATGTAAGCTTGGTCTTCTAATTTACCTTCGGCTTTCATTTGATAATACAAAGCCATCGGAATGGATGCAACATGATGCATATCGCCCTTCCAATTAGCCTTCTCATCAAACGAATTAAATCGTTCTTTGTTTGCTTCTACTACATTTGTAGCATCAATAATTGTCTGAATGGTTGCCTCATCTTTTTCAGCATCGTAATGCCAAAGTTTCTGAGTCCCCATCTCTAGGTTTGTATCAAAGATTTTTGTAGTCATAAAAAAAAGGGTGGGTTATTAGCCCACCCCGTATTCAGATTAAGCCTGAATTGTTGAGTTCAGGTCATAGACAGCGCCATGAGCCTTCTCGTTCTTGATCTTCAAGCCCCACTCACACAACAGCATACGCTTCTCGGCATCACCTGTCTTAGCCAGTTCAACTGTCTGGAAGGGACGCAGATAAGCAACTGATGCGTACTCAGGATCAAGCACAAAAACATCACGCTCACGTTGGAAGCGGTTAGCAACAATGCTCACGTTACCAAAGTCGGAAACATAAATGTCTGCGGCTCCGATAATTGTGGAAGGCTTAGGACCTGTAACATTGAAACGCTGACCAGCAATGCCAGCCATCTTAGACAAGTTCTGCTTGTTAACAGGACCAGCCATAACGATAGATGGTGCGCCACCTTCTGTCCACACCTTCTGAATTACGTCTTTCAGCAATGCTTCGCTGAATGAACGCAAGTTAGTTGTTGTAGCATCAGTACGAGCTGCATCAGGAATGGTTGTGTATGAAGGATCACCACCACCAGAACCTTCGTTTGTATTGGTCTTCAAGAAGGCCAACAATGCGCCAGACTTACGGGCAGATGACGTAGAACCAGCGGCAGCGGCTTGGTTAGCCAACATTGTGGCCTCCATGTCACGCTTAATTTCCGCAGATTTTTTAGCCATTTGGTAGCTCAATTCAGAGCGTCGACCTGCCTTGTCAACAGCTTCCAATGTACCAGCAATGATTACATCCTTACGGCTAATCTGGGTGTAGTTGCCCAAACGAACTGTAGCTGTAACTGCTGTGAAAGAAGTGATGTCATCGCCTTCAATCTGTGCATTGGTTGTGCTGGCAGCAGCCAGGTCATCGGTTTGCCATTCAAAGAAAGTGTTGGTTACGTTCTCACGTCCAACATTGCTCATAAATGGAGTCTCTTCTGGAGAGATCTGATAAATGACGTTTGAAAGATCTTCCCGTACACCCTTTGCGTCAAAGCGGGTGTAGGTGTTTGTAATAGCAGCCATGTTAATTCCTTAAATAAATTTCTCGAAAAGGGATGCGGCATCTCTGACGCTTCCAGTTTGTGCAAGACGCTTTTTTGCGTTATTTAAATCACTCGACTTAGAACTCACGCTACCTGCTGAACCAGGAGTGACCATCTTCGGGGCTTTTTTAATCTTCGCTTGGAATTCTGGACGCTTACTCATCATCTGGTCATACTTCCACGCTTTGTGAAGCGCAAGCAATGCCCGTGAATCTGTAATGCCGTTCAGTTCCTGCTCTGAAAAACCTAAATTCTGACCATATTCCATTAAAGCTTTGCCTTCTGCCTTAGCCTTTTCAGGAGAACTCCATTCTGGAATTTTCTCTTTCAACCGAGACACCTCGGTAGCCATGACTTGTTGCAAAGTCTTTTGTAGTTCAGCTTGACGCATTTGGTTGAGCCTTTGTTGCTCTGCTTGAACCGCATATATCTGTTGTTGCCTACGCTGATGAGATGTCCATTGACGGGCATATTCAGTTGGGTCTTCAACTTCTAAACGATTCCAATCAGGCTCTGGAGGCTCAAACTCCTGCAATTTCTGCTGTAATTGTCCTAATATCTGAGAGTATTGTTCACGCTCTCCACGTACTTGCTGAAACTCAGACTCGACTAATTTGCGCTCTTCTGCTAGTTTCTGCGTTTTCCGTGTGTAGTCAGCTTCACGTTGATAACCTCGGATCAGTTCATCCTTGGGGACTTCGATTTCTTTGCCATCAACTTTGACAACAAACTTCTCATCCCTAGGAGCTTCTTCTTCGTACTCTTCGTCTTCGCCTTCTACTTCTTCGGAAGATTCCTCTGTTTCATCTTGCGTCTCCGCAGATTCCACTTCCTCAGACTCAGATTCGGGTTGCCCCTCCTCTGGTTGCGCCTCTGCACCAGTGTCAACACCCTCTTGGCTGTCTAGCATGGAAGCAAAGCTTTGCGCTGCTTGGTTTACTGTAATCGAACCGACTGCGTTTGCGTTATCGGACATATTTACCTCTTAGTTTAACAATCATTTGTTTGGGGGTCTTCCCCGTCTACGTACAAGGGCAACTTCTGCCATCTTGCCTGTATCCATAACAGAGCGTAGTTTTGCTCTCAGAATATCAACTGTTGTCAGAAGCAAGTAAGCTTGCTCTCTAACTGGTCCTTCCATTAGTTTAGAAGAACGAATCTCACGATAACAGTCATCTTCAATTCGTTTAAGCAACTCATTAAGGAGTTCATCCTCAAGAAGTAACTTTGCTCTGTCTCCTCTTGCGAGGTTAATTTCTAGATCGTCCATTTACATCATTGGTTGGGGCTGTTGAGGGACTTGCGTCTGATTCATTGCAGCTTGTTGTCGGATTAACTCTCGGTCTGTATTCATTGCGGCATTAATCTCCGCACTTTGAATTTGTACACCATATTTCAATTCTAGCTCATATCTACGCAAAATACCATCTTGTTCAACACGATCTCTTTCACGATCATCAGACATAATCATTTTCTGGCGCTCTAAATCCAATTCAGCAGCTTTCTTTTGAATATCTGCTTGAATAGATTGAACCTGAACTTGAGCCAACATCTCCTCTGGAGTGGGCTTTGGCTCTGGAGGAGGTGGTAATTGGAAGTCAACAGGTAATTGGTTAAAGTAATTCTGTGAATCTTTAATACCTGCCAACTGTAAAAGCTTAGTTAATGTGTTTGTATATTGTGGTAAGGAAACAACAGGATTATTAACGCCAGTTTCTTTAATCAACATTTCCTGACGCATTGCTACCTGATTCAAGATATTGATTCGGTCCTCAATAGTGCCATCACCAACGCCCACATTAACAATCACATCCATATTGGCATCCCAAGAACGGGGGTCAATAGGCACGAATGTATTACGCAAACGAATCATTCGCTCTTTATCTTGATTCTCAATAACGAGCTTCAAAATACCAGTAAACAATTTACGTAAACCAGTTTCAGCAAAGGTACGGGCAATCATCTCAATATGCTGATGTGCCGCATTAACAGTCGCAGATACTGCGGCTTTGGTAGTGCTTTGCAATGCGTCTGCATCTAGGCCAGAAGCGGCCTTAGAAATGCCTGTACGGGTCTGTTTAATGTCATCCAAGTAGTCAAGCATTGGGAATGCGGCCTGACCAACAAATGGAGTTGTGAATGGCTGAACCATGCCTGGCGCTCTCATGCGAATCACAGCACCAACTTCGGTATTCAACACATCATCCATGTTGGCCTGTCCCTCAACAATCGCTGTTCGAGGGTTAATAGCTTGAGCCAAAGAGTCTAGGATGCCACGTTGGACACTTGATTTGATGCGCTGAATATCCATGACAACATCAGCAGGACACATACCAAAAAAGGTATGGGGTTCTGGATCAGGACAGAAGTCAGCAAATTGACGTTCAGCAACAATCTCATTACGCATGACCTTATTGCCAGTACCAACTGTGCAGATCCTACGCATCTCAGCAATGCCATCGCCATCAAAGTCTACCTTTAAGTAGCCTTCAATGTAGAGAACACTCTTGCTTGATGGATCGCCATTGTTTGCAGTACTGATAACAGCATACGGGTTTCGTGCTGTGTACTCTTCGTTGTTGTCAAAGTCATTACCATTGCCAGCGACTTCAACCATCTCATCGTAGTCATAGCCCATTGCGACTAGATCGGAGACAGTCTTCATAGTCCTGTGGCCTACAAAAGTAGCCTCATCAATGGACTTAGCTCTGCGGTCAATCAAGAACTCTTCAGGTGGCAATGCTTCAATCTTTACCTTGCCAGATTTAATTCTGCGCTTGATCTCCACGTCATACATCATGGGGGGTGGGGTCATAATCCCTTGGGCAAGATTTTGCTCTGCCATGCCAGGAATCGGGTACTCACGCACCGCAGAAATCTCAATGTCTGGGTCTTGAGTCAGGAACATCATTGTCTGCTCATCAAGCATAGAGAAAGACTCTGCCTTGACTTCTACAGACTCATCCCACCAGTACTTAACAATTCCTGCTTTGCGTACTAAAGCGTCTTTAAATGCTGAGTGGAGAATCTTGAAGCCTGGGTTATCACGCTTGAAAATAAAGTCAACATAGTCTGTTGCTTGTTCGGCAGCAGCAATGTCTTCTGGTCCTTGAGGTGCGAACTCAACCACTCGCTCTGGACCAAAGAAAATACGCATCAGGCTAGGCAAAATGCCCTGCACAGTATCACGTACATCCATTGACACTACTTGTGATCGACCATCCTCTTCATTACCAAAAGGTAAGCCATAGTAGTATTCAGTAGCTAATGCACGATTACCACCAATGTCATCATCAATGAAAGAGATTGCGTCATAAATTTCAGCAGAGATAACACCTTGAAGTTGCTCTTCAGACATTACCTCATCCTCTTGCATCTCGCCCTGCAAGGTTTCAGCCATCAACATTGGGTTATCTTGTTTCATTTGTAGTCCTTATCGAGCGCCAAAGTATGGCAAGAGTCCCTGAGATGTACGTCCATAACCTTGAAGCATTGATGGAATGCCACCCATATAGTCGCTCTGAGTAAAAGTAGGCTGTTGGGCTCCAACTACGCCTTGCTGTAATGCTGGCGCTTGCATCATCGCTCCACCAGAAGATGGACGCATCTTAAAATTTTCATCTAAGTTTTGAAATCTAGTATCAAAGTCTGCGGCTTTAGGCTCAACATACTTACGTCCACCAGCGCCTTGTGAGAAAGTCATGCTTTGTGGATCTTTTTGAAACTGCTCGAATACAGAATTATCTTTAAAAATAAGATTCCCGTAGCCACCAACATTGACAGACGTACCAAGACCATTAGGATTTTCTAACTCAAACTTCCTTTTATAGTCTTCTTTTTCAGCATCACTAATAATAGAGTTGATTAGATCATTCATCTTGGCTCTCCGTGTCGTATTCTGTCTTAGCCATCATCAACATATTCTGCTGATTCTTGGTCATCTTCTTGGTGATGGGGCCACCAGATAGCCATGCTGAACAGGTACGCTCACCTGCACACTTAAAATCAAACAGTTCGCAGTAGCCAAGATTAGCAGCGCCTTGTACGTCTTTGGCATAGCCATCAGTCTCTTCATCAATACCTTTTAGGATGCAATCTAGCATCTCAGGTGTTTGGATAAAGGCAGCGCAGTTACCGCATCGCATCTCTTGGACTTCATCAATAGATACTGTCCACATATCCGCAAGGTTCTGCCAGTACTCTTCGTTGTCTTCTTCTGGGTTGGCAGGGCCATAGTCAACATTCTTGATCGCCCAATTACGATTCTTTAGGTTGAACTTAATGTCATAGGTTGCGGTTGGGCAGTTCATAGTTACCATTTAACCTTGTTTGCCCAGAACGCTGCACTCATTTTGCCTTTGGCAATATTCTGAGCATGACGGGCTTTAAATGCTTCGTTTCTTTTAGATCCATCAGGACTTCCAGAAACACCTTGTTGACCAAAGCGAATTAACTTCACTTCGTCACCAGACTTAGCCAATACAGCATGGCTTTTCTTTGGGTGGTTAGGAGTTTTCTTTGGCTTGTTGTAGCCAGAGAACTCTTCTGAACCACGCTTAATCATTTCTTTTTAGCAGTCTTAGCCGCTTGCTTAAAGTCTTTAGCAGTTGGCGCACCTTTAGTGCCAGGCTTTCGCATCTTTTCTTTAGAGCCAGCTTTAATTCGTTCTTGTTTGGCATTGATATTGGCATAGAGTCCAGCTTTCATTTTTTGCTCCGATTAGTTGAGGTACGGCTTCCACGTTTGGGCATAGCACGAGACTCACTCATAGCGATAGCGACAGCTTGGTCACGGGATTTAACCTTGTCACCAGAGGAAGACTTGAGCTTGCCTCGCTTGTATTCGCCCATTACCTTGCCAATCTTTTTGGCTGCTTCATCCATTTTCATAGGGATCTCCTAAAAGGTTTGTCAATACTACCATATTGTGTTAATAAAAAAAAGAGCCACTTTTTTAGGGTGGCTCAAAATGGCAACGGCAATCAGACCAAACCTCGGATCAACCTTTTAATCGGTTTACCCCAAGACAGGTTAGACCCCCAAGACACAGTAGCGGCATCGGAGGCAAATGTCAACACAAAAGCATCAGCCATGTCGGGAGATTTCAATCCACGTCTACGAATATCATCTTTAGATTCAATCTTTATCTTGCCGTTAGATGTAAAGGTGTACCTTACAGTCGCTAGTTCAGCAATGAAATCCTCATTGTTAGGTATCTTGCAGTCCCGTTTCTCTAGCCAAGCTTTGGTTTTGTGCCATAACTCAGCCCTTAGATTGAGATACGTTCCACCCATAGCAGGGCTTTCGGACACGTTAATTCCCCGACAGGGCAACTTTAGTTCTCTTAGTCGGTCAACAACACCAGCTCCAAGGCCAATAGAGTCAACCAGAATCTCTGTTGGTTTACTCTTGTGGTCACAGGCTTCGTATTGGGCGACTACTGCACCTGTTAACTGCATCAGATCGAGGTTCCTCCACCTCTCAAGAGTGTGTACAACATTAGACTGACGTTTACATAGAACTGAAGAATCGGAGCCAAAACGAGCCACATCGAGTCCCCAAATGATCGGAGCATCTTCATAAGCTCTTGTATCTCTGTGTTTAGCAGACTCAAGCAACTCCATAGGGATAATCGTGTCATCATCGCTCCTTGGGAACTCACCCAGAACCCTGATCCGATAGGCGTTACTTTCCTCGCCATAGCGGGATTTCATGTCTTCTACGTACTCTTTACTCACCCTAGTAGAGTCTATACAGGATACTCTCTTTGTCCACCACTCATCTTTAAGCCTGTTGTGGGTGTCAAAGAAAAAGCCAGAAGACCTGACGGGGTTCCCAAGTAGGATGGTCAAAGCATTATGGCCTGACATAGAACCTGCGGCAGCCTCGAATACCGCCTCTGGGACACCAGAAGCCTCATCCGCAACCAACATGACGTTCTCAGAGTGGACACCTTGGAGGGCTTCGGGCTGTTCAGCTCTAGATGTTCGGGCAGAGATAAACGCCTCGGTAGCGGAAGCTTTGAGTTCTATCCTCTCTTGTTTGACATCGAGTAGGTCTTGGATGGGTTGGGGTAGTTCTTTGACCCACCTTTTAAGCTCGGCAAACAAAGCGTCATAAAGTTGGGCAGAAGTAGGGGCAGTCACCACGACTTTGACGGGATACCTGGTCAACAGGAACCAAAGCATTGCCCAAGAAGCGGTGGTTGACTTACCTACTCCGTGGCCAGACCTGATACTAATCTTTCGCTCACCAGAGGCTACGGCAGTTAAAAAGTCTTGTTGCCAATCATCAGGCTCTACTCCTAGAACCTCTTTAACGAACAGAACAGGGTCATTCCTGTAAAGAGTTATAAACTGGATAAACGGGTTATGTGCCATTGTTTTCCAAGGTTACAACTTCAGCCTTACCCATGTGCTTTAGAGCTTGGAGGTGTAGATCACCTAAAGAGATATTGACTTGGGTTTTAGCGGTGTCTCCATAGTTCTCGGGATCAAGCTTAGAGGCCATCCACTTACGGGTATCTACTTGGAGTCTGGCTTTGTTAACTCCTGAGTTAGAAGTCTCATCTGCTTGGTCAGCAATGTCTAAAGCCTCTTCTGCCAGTTTCTCAGCCTTTAGCTTACGAGCAGCGAGTACCGCATCTCTACGCTCATCAGTATGGTTAATCCAGAAAGAAAGCATGGGCCTAGAACACTCTATGAACTCTGCCAAGCGTCCTATGGTCATTCCTTGGGAGATATGTGCGGTAACGAACTCTATCCCCCCAAGCTCTTCTATCTTCTTCTCCAACGCTCTCCTCATAGGAAATCCTGCCATATCTTCTCCTTGATTTAATGGATACAAATTCTAAACTATAAAAAAATTTTTTGGAGGGTTATATGTGTACGCAAACAACGTAGGGGGGGTCTATAGCTCAAATGCTATACCGATATGTGTTTATGTCCCCTGCCACAGCGCCCCCTCCGTTTTACACATGGGGGGGGTAAACCCCACCCTTACGTACTAACCCTTAAGGGTAAACCCCTAGGTAGAAACCCTATGAGGGTAAACCCTAAGTCTAAATAAGAATGATTCGCATTCGCATCTTGTCTCATGTGTGCAAGGGGATAGATTGTGTCGGTGTCTAAAAGGTTTCTATCTAGCGTTTTCTTTTATAGGTCTATCAATGCTTACCTTATTTATCCCCCTTATGTTCCTTATGTATTCCCCTTTACTATCCCTTACATGAAAGGATGCCAATGGAATGGGTTGACCCTTTCTTTTCTTTTCTAATTGTGGCTACAAAATCAAACTGAGAACCTATGTTCTAAGGGTTTCTACTGATAGGGTTTTGGAGGGGTCAATAGAATCAACAGGTTACAGCAGTTGGCACGTTTCTTTCGTGCTATATATGTGAGAGGGTCAGAAAAACACCTCTCTATCATCAACTCTTAATAGGCGTAAATATGAACTACTCAGACCAACAACTTGATCGCATCCTTGTTTCAATGCACTTAGGCACTCATGGAGGCTTTGCAAGGGCTTTGGCAGAAGCTTTTATGAATGCAGACTCTACCAACCAAGAGATTATCCTCAAATCGTTTAGCGCCTTGTTTTCTAAGGTCGCATCGTTTCTTGATATTGGAGAACAAAAATGAACGAAAACCATAAAGACATTCTTGCAGCCATTGGATTAGGTTTAGCCCTTTGCATTGGTTTGCTTGAATGGTTCGATATCCTCACAAAATAACTCTTTTCTTTTCTTTTTTAATAGGTGTGAAAATGAAATACAAAATCGAGCATGGATCAATTGCAGCGGTTCAATTTGTGACAATGCCAAACGGCAAAAAAATCACTGTTAGCGATTCAAAAGAGGAACCAAATTTGCGGGTTTTACCCTTGCAAGTGATAGAAGCAATTAATAGACAATTTGGCATTGTTTTTTCTCTCCCATATGAAAGCAGAGAGGAATTTGTTCAAAATTCAATTCCTTTTGAAATTGACGTTGATATAACGTGTATTTGTGGCTGTGATACCCCATATGAGCAATGGAAGATAAATTATTCGGGTTATAGCGAATGCCCCGATTGCCGCATGGTTTAAAAATCTTTTCTTTTTTAATAGGTGTTACATGATCAAAATATCTCAAACCTCAAAACTGAATGCCCGTTCATGGTCATTGCAAGCCCTTGATACTTGTCCTGGTTCATGGGCCGCCCCTGGTGAACTAGTTGACGCATGTAAAGGCTGCTATGCTACCACTGGAAACTACAACTACCCGAACGTTAAAGCCCCTCGATTGTCTAATCGGGAAGACTGGCAGCGTTTAGACTGGGTTTCTGACATGGTGCAAGAGTTAAACCAGGATAGATTTTTTCGCTGGTTTGATTCTGGTGATATTTATACCCTTGGTTTGGCAGAAAAGATCCTTGAGGTAATGATACAAACCCCATGGGTTTCTCACTGGCTGCCTACCAGAATGCACAAATTCCCTAAATTTGCCCACGTTTTCGCACAAATGGAAGCTTTGCCAAATGTAAAGGTCAGATTTTCCAGTGATTCCATTCGGGGTGAATATATCGAGGGTTTGCATGGTTCAGTTATTGGCCCCGATGCTGCCACATTTGAACCAAGAGAAGGCGTGAAGCTTTGTGAAGCTTACAAAAACAATGGCAATTGTTCTGGCTGCAGGGCTTGCTGGTCAAAAGATATTCCAGTGATTGCATACCCTGCCCATGGCCAAAAAATGGCACGTGTTATCCGTTTACAAACAATTTAAAGGCTAAAAATGACCACTAGAAAACCCAAAACCCCAAAAGTACACCCTAAAATTCTCAATGAATTTATGGTTTATGAGGGCATTAACGATATAAACAGCGTTTTTGGCGCTTTAACTGTGCTTGACGCATACATCCAGGGCGATAAGTTCCAAAAATACGCTGCAAGTATGGCAATCGATAGCATTCGATCAACTTTATGCGCTGGCACAGGAATAATTGAAGAATGGTTGCAAATTGAGGATGAGGTGAAACCATGAAAACAGGTTCTGTGATTGCATACGAAGGCGGTAATGGTGACATTTTTTATGCCGAGGTTTCAGACTCATTTACCTTTTGGAATGGTGAAAAGGGTTTGAGAATTATCCCCTTCGGCAAAAATTACCCCTTTGACATTTTCGAATCTGACGCATGGTTACTGGCTGACAGTCTCTAAGCCCTTCTAAAAATTCCCTGACGTAAAAATCAGGGTTTTTTTGAAAGTGTTTGCGAAGTGAGTGCTTACTTCATCAAGATCAATTTAAACGGCCTACAATGCGTTTTTATTGTTCAAGCATAGTAGCCTTGCACCAAGCAAGAAAACGGCTTAAAACGGGTTTTAATCGCTTTCTAGGTGCATTGTTGCAAAGTGTTTCCCGTGATGGTTTGACTTGAGGTGAAGTGAGTGCCAACTAACGTATTTTTGCGAAGTGAGTGCTAACTAACAACAATCTAAGGGTAAACCCTGAAAATGTGGGTTGTACAAAAAAGTGGCATTTACTTTTTAGAAAGTAAAGTTAACCAATTTTTTAAAGTTCAAAGTTTTTGAAAGTTTGAAAATTAGAAAGCATTATTATTTTCAGCCCTGGCAGATAAAAGTCTCATTATCGTGATGTTCAGAGCTTCAATCTGATCCATCTTTTTTATGTGCCACATACGTCTCTGCCCATGCCATCCTAATGTTGGATTTGTGTGGCAGTCTTTACATAGGGCTATGCAGGTGTACTGAAGCCCTTGCTTGTAATGGTGAGCTTCTGATGGTCCTGATTTATCACATACTGAACAGGGAAGCATCTTCACCCTTGCTAGGTGAAGTCTTTCCTTTGCGTTCAGCTTGTTGTTCATTGGGTTGCCCTGATTTCCATTCTGGCTGAGTACTGGTTGGTTCTCCAGACTTCGATCCTTGCTTGGGCAGCGGTCATAAGCCAACGATACTTCTCTTCTTTTTCCACGGCAGCTCTTATGCCCTCAAGCACTTCGATGTATTCCTCATGGGCATAGGCAAAGGTTTCTTGTTTACCCAGAACTTCCGTCCCTGCCTGGCTCATCAGGTGAGCCTTCTTGGACTTTCGGAACTCCTCCAAGTACAGGCGCTCGGACTTCGCTTGGGCGTACAAGGGTGCGGTGTCGATCAAATACTGAATGGCTTTGTCGGGGCTGCTCTCCATGAATTAATCTCCAATGCTTCTCTGCTAAACGTCTTATTCCCTCGGACAAGGAACCATTCCCCGCCAAGGTCAATGCTTGCTCATGGATAGGCGCTACCCTTGCTCGGATAGTCCTACCCTCTTCGCTGATCTTCTTCCTACCAGCACCTTTTCTTGAGCCGCCACGTTGTTTCATGGCTTGAATTATAGCTACAAAATCAATTCTTTATGGCTTTTAGTACAAACCTGATGTCATCATCCTCTTCTTGGAAGACAGTTTTAAAGTCTGCTTTGTAGATATTCCTGAAGTCAGACATAGGTGTTCTACCAACCTGACGCTTGTACTCATCTTGGGATAGAAACACCAGTTGTTCAAGCTGCATGATTCTTGTATGGCTTGGATCACCATAAGCCCAGACTGAACTCCTTGATGGACAGGTCGCAAGGAAATGACCATTTGGCTTAAGAAGTCGCCAGAACTCTGAGAACTGAGCAAAGAATAGCTTGTAGTCGCCCTGTTGTCCAAGGTGTTCTAGCACCTGATAAGCATGGATTTCATCAAACTCATTGTCTTTGAATGGCAAAGGAAGACTCATCAAGTCCCAATAAACATCAGGATTGTGGTCAGCGTTGTAGTCCAAAGTGGTTAGGTTATCAAAGTTTGGCGTTCCATCTACTGCCATTTTCTTTGTGTGGTTAGACCCACAACCAATCAAAAGTTCTTTTTTCATAATTAATTCATCAGACTTCATAGTTATGTTCGTACAACTCTATGCACCTAAACAAAGCATAGTAAACAAGACGGCAATCACCATTCTGTTCAAACGTATCAATTGCCAAGTTTTTCCAAACTACTCGTTCAATCCATCTTTCTAGTTTGTATGGTTCAATCATTTGTTTTTTGCTCCGCTTCTTGCGCTGCAATCATGGCTTGCTTGCGTAATGTTTTTTTAGCTTTAGATTGAACTTCGTCTTTAGCCATCAAATAATTCAGGTCAACACCAGTAATTTCTGCCAACTTTATAAAAGTCTTTAGTTTTGGTTGAGTTCTTGTTTTGATGTCGTCAAATGTCTCCCAATGAGCAATTGCAGATTCTGTTACGCCAATCATTTCTCCCAAATTTTTACGGGTAAGTTTTAAATTTGTTCTGGTTTCAAATATACGAAAAGCAATTAAATCTTCTGTGTTGTTAATTGGCATTCGTCTTCTTTGTTCAGCTAAAATTTGAAGGCGGTGTTTTTCTTGCCTACTTGTGTACCATTTAATAACTTCATTTTTATCGTAAAACTTCTTTCCAGCACTTATCAGTTTAGGTTTTGGAAAGTTAGGTCTATCCCAACTTGCATGATGTTTTAAAGTCGAACGACCAACCCCCATCATGTCTGCAATTTCATCTGGCAAGTAAATCGGATTCCTATTTGCAACTTTACTTTTAACTGCATTAGTCATTGAATATCTATTCATACATCCTCCAACTTGTAGTTCAGCTTGTGATACTGAAACCGCATGGCTCCCTCCATCTCTAGCTCTTTAAACTGCTCATCAGAAAGAAGGCCAATAACATTGCGTCCCTCAAACCAAATCTCTTTGATGGATTCGTTATAGGTTGAGTCCTCATCTGATTCATACTCATAAACTACTGTGACCACTTCGCTACCTGCACCTACTGTTGTGTCAAATTCCCAAGTTTTTTCCATAATTAACTCCTGTTTAAAATTAAATATTACCTAATTGTTTGCGTAATACCATAGGGACTTACCCTAATGTTGCAATCATTCTCAATGCGGCTTCTGGGTTGTCAATCCTTGCCAATGTACCGCCAGCCCAATTCTCAAAAAAGTCTGTTTGTAGTTTGGTAAACTTCTTTTTAGAGTTTGTCTTGATCTCAACCAGAAAAGTGTGACCCTTGTATCCAACAAGCAGATCTACTGGCAGACCAATGATCCAGACGTAAGCACCTGCAGCTCTCAATGCAGATACGATTTGCTCTTGGTTGGCATCAACTCTGGCGGCTCTTCTCATTTTAGGATTCTCCATGCGGTAGCTGCACAGAGTGGGACTTGCCCGTTTCCAATGGCTTTAATTCGCTCCATCCTAGCGGCCACCCCATGAGCCACTCTACCCACGTTGGGTTCAGTTGACCACCAGTCTGCGTGTCCAATTGGTGAGCCACCACTCCGAGTCCAGGAGACTTCCTGTTTCCCGCAGTCTTCCCGTCTTTCCAATCTCGTGCATTCGGAGTTGGCAATAGTTTCTCTCTTTCCGCTTGTTTCACCGCAGTAATCAGATTGATCTGGTGTTTCTTGGTTCTCAAGTTCTCCTCGCTCCTTGGCCCTCTCTTCCCATCCCATGCGTTCGGGGTAGGCCAGTTCTGCATGTTGCTCACTTGATCTCTCAGGTTGGCAGGTTTGCTCCTGTTGGGTCGAGCTTCTGTCGCTTCCTTGAATAAAGCTTGGGCAGACTTTGGAGGTAGTTTGTCCATTGTTGTGGGTGTTGCCCATTTGTTCTGCCCTGATCCAGATTCTATCCCTCTGATGGTTTGCGCCAATGTCGTTTGCTCCCAACACTCCCCATTTCGCATCAAACCCCATTGAGGCCAAGTCTCCGAGAACGGCTCCAAGTCCCCTAGAAGTGAGCATTGGTGAGTTCTCCACATAGACGAATCTGGGTCGTACTTCGTAAATGATCCTCGCCATTTCTCGCCACATCCCACTTCTTTCCCCATCGATTCCGACACCTTTTCCTGCAGCTGAGATGTCTTGGCATGGAAAGCCTCCCGATACAACGTCAACAATTCCTCTCCACGGCTTTCCGTCAAAGGTTTGTACGTCATCCCAAATCGGGAAAGGCGGGAGAAGGCCGTCATTTTGTCGGGCGCACAGTACGCTTGCGGGGTACTGCTCCCACTCGACTGCACAGACTGTTCTCCATCCAAGGAGATGTCCCCCAAGTATTCCTCCACCAGCACCTGCGAATAAAGCCAACTCATTCAATTTGTCCTTCTTTCATTTGACGCATATAAAACCTGACCCGATCTCTTGCTCCTGATCCATAGACCTTTTCGCAACGCTCAAGCCTGGCACGAACAAAATCGTTATCTCTGTTTGATTGCCAAGTTCGGAATATCTCCCTTGCTTCGGCTTTCTCTAGAACAACTCTGTCTCCTGCATTAGAGATGTTTTTTCTACTGTATGCCATAGGTATATACCCTAGTCCAAGTCACCAGTAAGCTCTAAGGCTTGGTTTATCAGATGAAGCGGAAATGGTACGCCTTCACGCACCTTGTCTAGCAGTCTCATGGCTTCAAAGTAGTTCATGCTTTTTGCCTTATTTGAGCCATCCTAGCCAACACTTCTAGCGGAATAGGTGCGGCTTTTTTTGCGTCTTCCTCAATCTTTATCAAAGCAAGGTTAGGCTCATTCTTTGAAGGAACTGTGGTCCTGACAACGTCATAAGGGTTTGGCTTAACAGCTTTGGTGTTGCGTACCCAATTACGCCATGTTGCATCCCAATCAAGCTTCACACCCTTTTGACCTGCTTGGGCAATCCAGTAATCTTTGAACTGTTCAGCAACCTGACGAACATCTAGGTCAGGCCTTTCCTGAGTAGCCCAATCTCCCATTGACTTTGTAAGAAACCAATCTTGAGGGAGGCGTGAGCCTCTCTTGTTCTCTTTAATTGGTTTATGGTTAATCGTTATTGGTTCTTGGTTAGGGTTATCTTTGGAAACCACTTGGGTTTCTTGTGGGATAGCGTTTGGGTTTGCTTTGGGTCTACCACCAAGCTTTCCAACCTCCCTATTACGCTCTGCTTTTGCCTGATAAGCCAAAATAGTTTCATCGCATCTTTTGTGAAACCAACAATCATTCTCTATGTCATACATAAAAAATTCCTCCAGAACTGTTTGAACGGCATTGATTTGATTTGCCATCCTTATCCGTCTGGAAACCTCATGGGTTTTATTTGGGATAGGCTTTTCGCTTGTGTAGTACAAGTCAAGTAAACGTCTAAACGCTAAATCTTCGTACAAAGATAAATGCGCTGTATCGTGAATGTAGTCACTCACATGAAATGAATAGTAGTGCATAGCAGTCTCTTGTTCCAATTCTCCCTAAAAGAAACTGCGGCAGGAGGGGAGACTTCTCTTTTCGGTGGGGTAGCTACCCCCCACCTAGCCGTGTTTCAAAACATTGTATCAAATAAATTGATTATTGGTTATTTCGTTTGTTGGTTGTCTGCCAAGCAATCTGACAGCCTGGGCGTTCATAACCGCATACTCAGCCTTGGTAAAAATACCTTGTGCGTTTCTGATGTCAAACGGGTTTAGCAGATCACGGGGTTCTTCTACCTTTTCAGCCTCAATCATGTGTGGTGCTAACGTGTACTGAGAAACCCATGACCTACCCATCTTAATTTTCCCAATTTTTAATTTCTTCTTGTAGCTCATCTTTGTGCAACAAGCTGCAATGGACAATCTTGGTATGCCTGTCAAATCCTCTATTTGGTAAGACGTAAGTGGGCCATTTTGTAGGCATCTGATAACTGCTTCTTGGGTCATTGGTAAAGTTCCTGAATGTTGATGGGGCGGTTTATATGGTTTTCTAGTGTTCTGCAAAGCAAAGCTACAACTGCGGCATTGAAGTCCTCTGGTTCGGTTACGTAAGCATTAGCCATTGTGATTGCGTAATCAAGCAATGTTTCTGCACAAGTTTGTT